ATGACACATGAGCAACGCTCCGAACTGATGGAGCTTGCAACGAAAGCTTTTCGTTTTAATTATTGTCTTGGTTATTCAGATGGCGCAAAGTATCCTTACGAGTTTATGTCTGAATTTGAAAATCAAGACCCGGAATTTGATTTTATTAATTTTCTGTATAATGCATTTGAAAAAGAAGAAAAGGAGAAAAACGTATGACAGAATATGCAATTGTAGGTGTAAAAATGGTGGATTTCAAGGACAAAGATGGCAACGTCATTAAAGGCGCTCCCCTTTACATTGTCTCAAAAGACAAGAGTGTGATTGGTATGAAAGCTCAAAAAATCTGGTTGAATGAAGACATCTGTGACATGCTTGATTTCGATCTGACAAAATCCGTTAACCAGAAGCTTCATGTATTTTTCAATGAATATGGCAAAGTTGCCGACATTCAATTGATCGCATAACATGGCCGCGGATATTATGATTCAATATGAGCTTGTGATCTCCGGTTTATTGTTCGGCGGTATCCTTGCTCTGATTGTGGCCATTGAATGGAGTAAAATACATTGAATGCAGAATTGTTTATCTTTTTTATCCAGGGGATGGGCCTAGGCTTTACCTTTGGAATTGGTGTTTGGTTGTTCGCTTTTGCGCTCCGTGCTCCACTGGTAGCGTTTAAGAAAGCAATAAGTTAAAGAGAAAGGAGAACCGCTTATGTCAAGTGAAACCCTTACGGGCATTCAGGGCATTTTTACCACTGCGGCCACCCAGATGGGCGGCATGATGGTGCCCGTCTTAACCGCTGGTGTCGCAATCGCCATCGGTATTCTGGCTTTTACCATTGGTAAAAAGCTGCTCAAAAAATCTGTATCTTAAAGAAAGGAGTTAACACATGCCTACTGTTTTAGAAGAAACCCCATCCATGATTGATAGCATTGGCGCGATTTTCACCGGCGCAGCCAGTCAGATGGGCGGTATGATGGTACCGGTCTTAACCGCCGGTGTCGCTGTTGCCATTGGTATTCTGGCTTTTACCATTGGTAAGAAGCTACTGAAAAAGTCTGTAAACTAGGAATAATCTTTAATCCCCCAGCCTGTCGGCCTTCCTTTTAGGTTGGCTGTCAGGCTTTCTTATTGCACATGGGAAGGTAGTTTAAATGGTAAAGTCTGGCGCGCGCATAACAAGATTCACTCCTGATTTTTATTATAAAATAATTATTCCAATAATGAGAAGAATATTTAAAGCAAAGCATATATTTGACAATTTATTATTTTTGTTTTGTTTATCTTTTCGTTTTGAATAAAAATAAAAGGTACTATCTAAAACCATGATTATTATACATATCCAAAATTTTGTAAGATTATTCATAATATAAACTCCTTTTTGTTTATATTATCACGTTTTTGAGAGGTAATCAATGATGAAAATTAATCAGAATATAATATTGAAAGCATTAGTCTTTCTTTTATGTCTTAACCTTGCTATTATGCCTATCTTTCAATATAAAACAGTTAAAGCAAGCACCTTTGATAAAGTTAAAGCCTTTACCTATGCTACTGTAGAAATATTGATGGGGCTTAAGGGGGTCGGCTTCATCTCCGACACCACCCTAACCCCCGAAAACCTAACCAACATCTACAACAAAGCTGACGAATACCTGCACCAAAACTTCGGTACCGAACTAGAATACGCCGAAGCCCTCCGTCAGGTCGATCATCTCGTCCTTGACATCGCCTCCGGTCAAATCTTCGTCCCCGGCAATTACAGCGGTAAGCTGTGGTATTCGTTTTTGAATGCGGTGATAGATGTGGTATGGCCAACACCCAAAAATACTTTTACTGGTTCTGCTTCTGATATTTATCTTGGGACGCTTTATGGTTATAATATTTGTATTGAAAAAGAATATGAATATTTGCTTTCACGTTCATTTAGTTTAACACGTATTGATTCTTCTTCTGGCGGGGGCCATGCTTATTTTAATTCTGAAAAAAGGTCTATTTATCCTACAAATTTTTCGCTTTATTATTGGGACTGCCATCGTCCTGATGCAGGGCCTCGTGCTTGGACGATTTATACTTCTAAAGATTCACAATATTTTTTTGGATATTTTGATAATTTTGATAGAAACTTTTCTGATATAAAAGACTATGTTCTTTATACAGATGATGCGTCTACTGCCGCTATATTGACGCTGCTTTCTCCTAGTACACGTTTTGTTTACACAGGCAATGAATCTCCGTATTTACAGTTTGTTGTTGATATGACCGCCAAAACCGCCAACAAAGTAAAACTCCCCACCCGCCTGCCGCCATCCGTGATCAACAATATTAACAACTACATCGATGGTTCAAGTGAAAACCTGATCGTCAATCCCACCGCCGATGAGCTCCCCGCCCTCCCGGATAACTACAACCCTGCCACCGATGACCCGCCCGATCTTCCCGGTTATGAGGATGTCACCCCCGATCAGGAACCCACGCCAACCCCGACCCCAGAGCCGACACCCACACCCACACCGCCCGATTATGACGGTTCAAGCTGGATTAAGCCGATCGGCGATTTCTTCACAGGCTTGCTATCTTTTTTAAAGGATGCTCTGATTCCTACTCAAACCGTGGATTTTTCGCCGCTTCAAAACATGGGCGCGGATGTCTCCGGCAAGTTCCCGTTCTCCCTGCCCGGTGATATTGGAAAGCTCTTTGGCGTGCTCAACGCCGAGCCCATCCGGCCTCACTTTGAAATGGACTTCGACTTATCAAAAGTCGGGATTCCCGGCGAGCCCATCCACTGGGATTTAAATGTTGAGCAATGGGACAATGGCGCAGCCGTGGTCAAGACCGCCCTGTACATCGCCTTTCTGATCGGTCTGGTTTTCATTACAAAGCAGTTTATGCAGAATTGAGGTTTTAAAGATGATTGCAGATTTTTTTATCATGATTATCAATTTCTTTATCTGGCTGATCGCCTCCGTGGTCACCCTGATTACCGCGATCCTGCCCGAAGATCCTTTTCAGACCGTTGATCTGTCCCTCCCTGCTGAGATTGTCGGCTATATGAACTGGTGTTTTCCGTTCTCCCTGATCGTTGAAACCCTTGCTGTCTGGGGCATGGCTATGATCGCCTGGTTTGGCATCTCAATTTTATTACGTATCTTTAAGGTGGTGGAATAATGATTAAATGTTATACCGGCGTCCCCGGCGCTGGGAAGTCCTTACACGCCATGCGGTTGATTGTCGCTTACCTTCGAGCTGGAAAAAACGTCATCGCCAACTTCCCGGTAAAGATTAATGACATCAAAAAGAACACTGGACACTTTTTCTATGTGCCCAACAAAGATTTAAGCGTGCCCTATCTGCGCACCTTCTGTAAGATGCTCCACGAAGAGGACCGGGAGAACCAGACCCTGCTAATGATCGATGAAGCCTCCGTAAAATTCAACTGCCGGAACTTCAACGACAAAGACCGCATGCCCTTTCTGGAATTCTTCCCCCAGCACCGCAAGTACGGCTTTGAGATTGTGCTGATCTCCCAGAATATGCGCCAGATCGACCGCCAGATAAGAGACTTGATTGAGATTGAAGTAATTCACAGGAAGTTAAATAACTTTTCCCTGTGGGCCATCCTGCCCTTTCCGCTGTTCGTAGCCATCGAGCGCAACAACGCCATCAAGGCTAAGAACGACCATGAGTTTTTTCTGTATTCCAAGAAAGTAGGTAACCTTTATGATACGTTTTATGACTTTACTGAACCGGACCGCATCCGTGATCTTGAGTTGGTTAAAAGTGCTGTTCTAGCCTCCGAAATCCCACTTCACACGGACGATAGGCCCACCCTGCGTGAGCGCCTGCACGGTACGGGGAAGGGGACGCGAAAGCGGGGCCCCGCCCCGGGCCGCGCGGACGCCCCACAGGCCGACCTTACCGCCAACATGAACGCCCTTTTCGAGGACGACGAGGACGATTAAAAACATTAAACCAGGAACGTTTTAAGAATCCAAACGCCGTCAGGCGTAACCACTGTTCGCGGAAAAACCGGACAAGGTCAAAATCCGATGTCTGCGGGCTGTTATTTTTGCGCCCAGAATCCGAACCGGACTGCGCGCCCTAGCCGCCTATGGAGGGGACACAGTCCCAGGAACGATAAATTTTTAACAATCGGCCGCAAGTGTGCTAAGGTTAGTATTACCCTTAGCACACTTCTGTGACCTGTGACAAGCAACCATCAAACGACCAGTTTTAGCTCATTCTAAAAAGTCGCAACCTTTGTGACAAGTGTGACATGTGCCAAAAGCATGTGACAAAAGGGGGAAATTATGAAAGATACACGCACACGTAAATGGCAGATTACGATCAACAACCTACTGGAAAAGGGTTTTACCCATGATTTCATCAAAGCTCAGCTTGAAAAGTTCAAGTCCTGCGTCTACTGGTGCATGAGTGACGAAGTCGGCGAACAGGAAACCTTTCACACCCATGTTTACATGGCCTGTTCCAACGCGGTTCGCTTCTCCACGGTTAAGAACCGTTTTGAGGGAGCCCATTTTGAGATGGCTCAGGGCACCAGCCAACAAAACCGGGATTATGTTTACAAGGAAGGCAAATGGGCCCATACCTCAAAAGAAGAAACCAACATCAAGGAAAGTCACGAAGAGTGGGGTGAAATGCCCATGGAAAGACAGGGCCAGCGTAACGATATGGCCGATCTCTATGACATGATCAAACAGGGTTACAGCGATTTTGAGATCATGGAAGAAAGCCCCGCCTTTCTGATGAACATTGATAAGATCGAAAAAGCAAGGCAGATCATCACCAGCGAAAAGTACAAAAATACCTTCCGGGAACTGGAGGTCACCTACATCTACGGAAAGACCGGCTCCGGTAAAACCCGCTCCGTTATGGAAAAATACGGCTATCCCAACGTGTTCAGGATTACGGATTATCAACATCCCTTTGACAATTACCACAGCCAGGACGTGGTGATTTTTGAAGAGTTCCGAAGCAGTTTAAAAATACAGGACATGCTCAACTATCTGGACGGCTACCCGCTGGAACTGCCCTGCCGCTATGCTAATAAATACGCCTGCTATACCAAGGTCTATATCATTACGAATATTCCTTTCGAAGAACAGTACGACAATGTTCAGCATGTCAGCCCGGAGACCTTCAACGCCTTTAAGCGCCGGATACACAAAATCCTGCATTACAAAGAGAAGAACAAAATCGAAAAAGAAGATTACTTTGATCAGATGAGCTTGTTATGAACAGTTAAGCTTTTAAAAAATGCCTTTACCGGCTCGGATCAGCGCCGCTGGCCTGATCATTTTGTGTTAAAATATTGTTTTGTACGTTATAGGGGGTAACGATCATGGGACAGCATTTGACAGAACGTGAACGGTATAAAATTGAAAATTGGTTGGAAGAAAAGGTAAGCAAAGCCGATATTGCCCGCAGGTTGAATAAATCTTACTCGGCGGTCTGCCGTGAGATTAAACGGGGAACGCTTAAACAGATTGCTCGCGGAAATTATCGGGATATCTTTGTTTATAAAGCGGATTATGCACAGTTAAAGCACCTTGAAGCCTGTGAAGCTAAAGGGCGCAGGCGTACTTTTGAACAATCCTCTGAAACGAAA